CGGGCTACGGTTGGTCAGCAGGAAATGCAAAAAACTATGTGGACTATGAGAACAAGAAATATGTGCAATGCGTAAGCAGCGTTGACTTGGGAACGCTGGATTGGGAATTTAACACGACTTCCGCTGTTGGACATCATTTCTACGCACCTGCGAAACATCTCAATTTTAAATATCTAGGTATATTTGGAACAACAGTTTATAATGCATTGTGCAGTAAATATAGAACAGTTGCGAGAAGTTCCAATGTATTTGTCGATAAAACACTCACAATAGACGGAGCTACCGTAGTTTCACAGATTCAGGTCAAAGATACCGCCTACACCGATGCCACCGCATTTAAACAGGCAATGCAGGGCGTTATCCTATACTACGAACTAGAAACACCAATCGTCACCGACATATCATCGTTAATACCAGATGATTTTCTGCGAAATATTGAGGTTGAGGCAAAGGGTAGCGTGACGTTCAAAAACAGCAATGGCGACAGCTATCGGATACCAGTGCCGTCAGAAGAGGAATATATTGTCAAACTTTCAGAAGTAGGAGGTACAACATGACGGAATTGCAAAAAAAGATGATGGAGAAGCTAGGACTGACGGAAGATAATTTCCGCAAACCCAAAGTCACCGAGATAGACAGGATAAAGGCAAACGTCGATTTTCTGGCTATGCTGAACGGTGTTGAGTTGGAGGTGAGCAGCGATGAGTAAAAACTATGCAAAGGTCAAGAGATACTATGACAACCGTTTGTGGTCGGCTGCTATGGTGCACACCGCCGTCGGTAAGTGGATCACGGCTGAGGAGTATACAACAATCACAGGGCAGAAATACGAAAGCGAGGTAGTAAAGTGAAGTACATAATAATGCTGATGATCGTGATAGGGCTTGCACTGGCTGATTTTGCCACTGGCTGGATAAAAGCCTATTGCAAAGGCGACGTTAGGTCGTCAAAGATGCGCAAGGGCGGTCTGAACAAACTAGCCGAAATAGTTGTCATGGGCGTGGCAATCGGTTCGGAAATCGGTTTTGAGCAGCTGGGTCACTACTACGGACATAGCGAACTGGCAGGCATTGCAGGAACGATAACCGCACTAGCTGTTTTCGGATATATTTTTGCTATGGAAATAGTTTCTATACTGGAAAATTACGGAGAGATAAACCCACAAGCCAGTTGGATAAACAAAATAGTGGCAAAATTTGGAGTTTTCAAGGACAAGGAGGACTAAACTATGACATTCGATGAATTTGTAAAAAAGTACAAAGGCAAGGGCATTAATTTCGATAAGTTGTACGGTGTACAGTGTTTTGACCTGGCTAATCAGTACAACAGAGATGTTGTCGGCTGCGGTATGTTCATCGGGCTGCACGCATACATGATTTACACAAATTTCGACAGCCAGCCTGTAAAGAAATATTTTACCAAAATTGCGAATACACCGTCTTTCGTGCCGAAAAAGGGTGACATCGTGGTATGGGGAAAATCTCTCAACGGCGAAGATGGTCACGTTGCGATTGCCACAGGCGAGGGTAACACAAGGTATTTCTACAGCTACGATCAGAACTGGTTGGGCAAAAATGACCCATGCACGAAAATCAAACACAATTACAACCATGTTCTTGGCGTTCTGCGCCCGAAAAATCAGAGCGTTATCAATCCGCCCACACTGGAGACGAAAGGCTATAAAAAAGGTGCGAGCACAGACGGGTCATATGCCCTGAAACAGTTGCTAATCCTTGATGGCGCAAAGCTGGACGATAATGCAATCATCGGCAAGGGCACTGTCGGTGCTATCAACAGCCGCCTGAAAGGTTGGGGATATAGACCAAACGGCATAGCAGGAAAGAAATTCATCAAAAAATTAAGACAGAAAATCCAGAAATAGTCGCATAAATTTCGCATAAAATTCGCACAAATTTAGCCGTCAGAGCGTTTGCCCTGGCGGCTTTTTTTATTGTGAATACACAGTTATTCTATCTCACTCAAATTTTCCAGCCTTGCACTGCAAAAAGGAGCTTTTTTCATTTCGGCACGAGTAATGCTTCGGCAGGCGTGCATTGGCTGTGTGCGTATGCCCTCAGCATTGCGTTTGAAGTCATTTAACGGCTGG